GATCTTGGCGATGGTGCTGGCGCCGGGAACTTCGGTGCCGTCCTTGAGCGGATATTTCTGGTGGGCGCGGGTCTTCTCGAGGCGGACGATTTTGCGTCCGTCCTCGGTGAAACGATCCGGTGCCGCGGGCTTGGCGGCTTTCGCCGCCTTGCCCTTGGTGCTCGGCTTGCGTGTTGTGGTGCGTTTGGCTGGCATGATGGTTACCAGCTAATCTCTTCGTTGTCGGTGCCGGTCTTGGCTGCCGCGGGCTTGGCTTCCGAAACATCAAAGCCGTAAGCCGCAGCGCTGCCGCCGTCGCCCCAGGTGACGAGGTCAAGGACTTGCACCGCTTTAGGCTGCAGCGTGACGCCGGCGCCCAGTGCCGCCGTGTACCAGAGGTAGGGCACGACCGCAGCCTTGAGCTTGGAGCCGCCGCCGATGTTGTCGGTGATGACTTCGCCCGCGGCGTTGAAGAGCTTCGGCTGGCGCGAGAAGGTCTCGCCGTCTTTGGTTTTGCCCATGGCTTTGACGCGGAGCTTGAGCTGCGTCATGCCGTCGTTTTCGGACCACGGGGCGTCGTGCTGCTTGAGCTTGTCTTTCTTCAGCTCGGCTTTTTTCTCAGCGAGAAACGCGGCGAAAATAGCTTCGATCTGTTTGATGAACGGCTCGGCGTCCTCATTGGACATCTCGAGGTTGACCTTGAACTCGCCTTCCTCCTTATACTTCTTGTCGGGGCGGTTGAGGTGAGGATAACGGGCGATGCCCGCGGGTGTGGTTATGGTTTTTGATGGCATATTATGCGTTGGTTGGTTGTTGTGTTGTTGGACTAAGAAAATCGGAGCGGCGGACAATCGTGAGGAAGTCGGCGGCGCGCAGGGTGATGAGCCATTCCTCGCCGTTGCGCTTGTGGGCCACGACCGGGAAGAGTTTCTGCTTGGCGTCGCGGATGGCTTGCAGCATCCAGTCGCGGATCTTGACGACCTGGCAGAACTTGACCTCAAAGTGGAAGTCGGGCAGGCACGGGCAGACCACATCCGGCGAATCCCCAAGTCCGCTGAACTGCTGCCCGCGCCTGATCCCAGAGTCGCCGAAGGCTTCGCGCAATTCGTCGCGCCACATGCGCTCTCCGCGGACGCCCTTTGCGCGGCTATTCATTGATGATCTCCATGACGTTGTGCGGAATTGGGAAGAGGTCGCTGGCTTTCTCTTGGCCCCACGGCACGTCCGGCTCATCCGTAAAGCGGTCGCTGACGGTGTCGAAGCGGGTGTAGGGCGGATGCCACTCCAGCGGGATCATGCCGGTGCGGCCGGCGCGGTGTTTGGCTATCGTCCACTCGGTGGTCTGCGTTTCCTGCGGGTCGGTGCCGGAATCGTAGTAGCCGGGGCGATACAAGAGGCTGACGATGTCGGCGTCGGCCTCAATCTGGCCCGAGTCGCGCAGGTCGGCCATCTTTGGGCGGTTGTCGCCGCGAGATTCCGCTTGCCGGTTGAGCTGGGCGGCGGCCATGACCGGAATCTTTAGCTCCATGGCCATCGCTTTGAGTCCGCGGGAGACGAAGCCGACCTCGTTCTCGCGGGACTGCGCGTTTTTCGCGCTGAGGAGCTGCAGGTAATCGACCAGGATGAGCTTAACGCCGTGTTTCTTGACGGCGCGGCGCGCTCGGGCGCGGACATCCATGATGCTGAGGCCGCCTTCGTCATCGATGAAGAGCGGCTGACCGGCGAGGCGCATGTGCTCATGCTCCAAGCGGCGCATTTCGGGTGCGTCGATGTCGCCGAGCTTCAACCGGGCGCTGTCAAACGAGCAGCGGGCGCAGACGATGCGCTGGATCAGCTCCAATCGGAGCATTTCGAGGGAAAACAGCAGCACTGGGACACCGCGGTTGACGAGTTTGTCGGCGATATTGACGAGGAGGGCGCTCTTGCCCATCGCGGGACGGCCAGCGATGAGCATGAATTGGCCTTCGCGCAGGCCGCCGGTCCACAGGTCGAACGTGCGGTAGCCAGTGACTAAGCCGCGGGGCTTGCCCTTGTGCTCAACGGCGCGCTGCAGCTCGGCGAGGGCGGCCGACATCATGGCGCTGGTCGGCGTGATGCTGTCGTTCTTGCCGGCGAGGTCGATGTCGAGGACGCTGGCTCCGGCCACGGCAAGGGCTTCGTCGGCGTCTTGGGTCGTGTCCATCGCGGCGGCCTTCATGCGGTCGGCCGCGGCGATGATCTTGCGGCGGGCGGCGTAGTCGCGCAGGATGCCGATCTGATAATCGATGGAGCGCGTCAGCGCAGCTCCCATCATCTCGGTCACGGCGCCGGGGCCGCCGACCTTGACTAGCTCGTTGCGGGCCTCGAGGAGGCGGGTGACTTGGATCAAGTCCGGCGTGCCGCCGTCCACAACGATCTCGGAGATGGCGCTGAAGACGGTCTTGTGGTCGGGACGAAAAAAATACTCGTCGGTCAGCTCAGGGATTTCGTTGAGCAGGTCGCCGTGGTTCATCAAGGCGCCGAGCACATAGGCTTCGGTCTTTGCGTCGTGCGGGATGATCATTTTAGGCGTGGCCTCCGAAGTTGTCGTCGTCAGCCATTGTTATGACAATCAGCGCCAGCAGCCCGATGAGCAGGACGAACATGCTGAGTTCGCCGGCGCTCATTGATTGCTTTCCTCCGGGCTAAGTCCGCGCGACGACGTTCCCAGCGGTCGCAGGCTGCATCGACTAGTTGAAATGATTGTTCGAGCCATGGTGTGATGTGTAGGGCTGGCGGCGGTGGCGGTTGGTGTTCTGGGTTAGCCATGACGTGGGACTGCTTTCTGTCGTGGCGTGTTCTGTTGGCATATGTTGGCAAATGTAGGCATGGGAGGCAAGGATTTTCTGTGGTTTTTGGGCAAAAAAATGCGGTCGTAGTTGGCGCGGTATTTGGGGCCATTGACCGGCCGCGGAGTGTCGCCCTTGCCGGCCATTACGCTTCCCTCCCGTCGAGGCCGCATTCAACCCAGAATTGCTTGCGGTAAAATTCCTCAGTGTCCTGCATGGCTTGCATGGCGGCGTCGTCCCGCACAATGCGGTCCAAGTCCCAACTCATCGGCAGGTGCTTGACCCGCGCGCGAGCCTCAAGGCGCACCTCCCGCGGAACCCGCTTGATCTTGCTGGGCACGCAAAGATCAAGCAGGAACCGGCGGACGGCAGCCAGGGCGTTGGCTTGCTCGAGGTTGGTGCTCATCGGTCTCTGGCCAGCAGTTCGCCGCGCTCAGACGCCCATTTGGTGTCCGTTGCGTAGCAATTTTCGAGGCAGCGCCTGAGCCGATTGCGCTCGCGAATCAGCTCACGGTTCTCGTCTTCAATCCTCAGCTTTTCGGCGAGATGCCAGTTGCTTTCAGCCATGCGCCCAAAGTCAGGGCCGAAGCCGACCTCGCCGACGACTAGGTCGGGCACCATCATTTTGCCCTCCTTGCCGACTTACCGAAGAGCCAGGTGTTGCGGCGGCTGCCGGATGTTGTGACTAGGCCGCGTGACTCAAGGAAGCGGTCGCACGCGCGATGGATTTGCAGGTGGTGCATCCGCGGGTAACCCGGGACGCCTTCCTCGAGCCGGATGGGACGACCGTTCTTAGCGTGCATCGCGGCCCTCCTTGTCAACAACGAGGGTGGCGACGAGGGCGCGCAGTGCCATGATCGTGGCGATGGCTTCGTCGCACATCTCGTTGACGTATTCGACGTTGACGTTGAGGTTAGTTTTCGGCGCCTTGCGGACGCTCGCCTTTTTTGTGGTGCCTTTGGCGGGTTTCATAAATACTGTTCAAATATACAGGCGGGGTCAGACAACGGCTGTCCTAGGCCCAGAATTGGTTAGCGAGACGGCAACATCGTTGAGCAAATCCCAGTTACCGGGTTTCCGGTGCTTGTTAGGGTCGTAGCGGACGCTGACGCGGTTACTGATGTCGTCGAAGGTCCAAAAGACAAACTGATTGCGGTCTGGCAGATAGGCAGCCAACACGTCGAAGTCGTGAATCTCGTAAGGGCGCGCCTTGTGGCCGCCGGTGGCGCGCTTGACGGAAACGTGGTAGGCGCCGCGGTCGAGGGTGGCGGTCTTAACCTGCACACCAATGGGCCGGACGCCGGAGCGGGTGAGCATTACGTCGGTCGTCTGGGCGTGGCCAAAGGGCGTGAAGATTTCCCAGTCATGCACCATGGCGCCGGCGATAAAAAGCGTCTCGGCGATCTCACCCTTGCGGCAGGCCGAGAGGGTGGTGCCGTTGGTCACCGGCGCGTGGATGCCGTCTTCGAGGGCAAACAGGCTGCTCACGCTTTGATTCCTCCCACGCGCTTCTCGAGCGCATCGTAGTAGTCATCCGC